CTTATCGAAATGTATATGGAAACGATTGATGGATATGAGGGCGAGAAAGAACTCATGTCTAAGTTTGGTTTGGACATACAAGATGATGCAACCTTTGTAGTTGCAAGAAGAAGATGGGAACAGTTTGTTTCCATTGACAATAACTTGATTGTATCTTCACGCCCAAATGAAGGAGACTTGATTTACTTCCCAAAGGCAAGTAAGTTATTTGAGATTACGTTTGTGGATCACGATGATCCTTTTTATCAAGTCCACAATCTACCTACATATAAACTAAAGTGTAAAACCTTTGAGTATGGTTCAGAAGCCATTGATACAGGTATTGCAGAGATTGATGAAATTGAAGATGACAACTCTTTGGATATGTTGTCACATCAAATGACTCTAGAGGCAGAAGTTGGTTCTATACTTCTAGAGAATGCAGTAGAGGGTGCTGATGCGTCCTATATAATACTAGAAACTTATAATGTCGCAACGATTGATGAGAATTCACAAAATGATGACTTTGAACTTGCAGACGATAATATATTAGACTTTACCGAATCTAATCCATTCGGTGATGCTGGGATGAATTAACTATGATTGGACAATATTTTTACAACGAATCCACACGAAATGTTGTGGTTGCATTTGGAACACTTTTCAACAATATTCAGTTGACAAAGAAAGACAGCAGTGGAAACGTCACACAGACAATGAAAGTTCCACTTGCATATGGGCCAAAACAGAAGTGGTTATCTAGACTGACAGAAGACCCTAACCTTGCAAAAAAGGTTGCGGTGACACTTCCTCGTATTGGTTTTGAGATTTCTGGATTATCCTATGATGTTTCTAGAAAACAAAATAAGATTATGAAAGTAAAGAAGGTACTGGATGGTGCAGATAACTCACAGTTAAAATCTGGTTATATGCCTGTTCCATACAACGTAAACTTTGAACTCTTTGTTATGGCAAAGAACTCAGACGATGCATTACAAATTGTAGAACAAATCCTTCCTTACTTTCAACCAGAATATACAGTAACTTTGAGAGAAGTACCAGACTTGGAAATCATTCGTGATGTTCCAATCGTATTGAATAGTATCTCATATGAGGATGACTATGAGGGCGACTTTACTAGTAGAAGGAGTATCATTTATACTCTAAGTTTTACTGCAAAGTATTACTTATACGGCCCAGTAACGTCTACAAATGTTATTCGTACTGTACAAGTTGATCAATATGCAAACACTCCTGTCAATGCTCCTACAAGGGAACAGAGATATACAGTTGCGCCTGATCCGTCAAGTGCTACTGCGGCAGAGTTTGATCCAGATGATGATAACTTCGGTTTCAATGAGACAACAAGTTTCTTTGAAGATGCGAAAAATTATAACCCTTCAACTGGTCAAGATGAATAAATAGTAGAAAAGAATTTAGGATAAACGCAAATGGCAATTAGAAAAATCAATTCTAGATCACTTGGAGACACAACGGTTTCAACCGTTGATATTGCTGCAGATGCAATAACTTCAGCAAAAATTTCAGATGGAACAGTTGGTGCTGATGATCTTGCTTCAACCCTTGATCTTAGTGGGAAAACTATTACATTACCGCCAGGAACTGGTGGTTTGGATTGGACACAAGCGCCGCAAACTTCTAGTTTTACTGCTGTATCTGAAAAAGGATATTTTGTAGATACATCTAGTTCCTCTATTACTGTCACACTTCCTGCTTCTCCATCACAAGGAGACAAGGTTGCAATTGTAGACTATAAAGGAAACTCTGCAACTAATAATATTATTATTGATAGTAACGGAAGCAATTTCAGAGGAAATCCTGATACTTATATCAATACCTTTTCTAACAACAACCTCAGTATGTTGATTGTATATTCTGACGCAACTGAAGGTTGGGTAACAATCTATGATGACAGTGCGACAACAGGAACATCTGTTCCACCATCATATAGTGCAGATGTATTGGTTGTTGGTGGCGGTGGTGGTGGTTCTGCCGGAACTGGTTCTGGTGGTTCTGGTGCCGGCGGTTATCTAGAAGGAACGATGACACTTTATCAAGGAACAACTTATGCAGCAACCGTAGGTGCTGGCGGTGGAAAGGGATCAGCAAACCAAATAGGAACTAAAGGAACGGATTCTACTTTTAATGGTGCAACTGCACTTGCTGGTGGTGTTGGTTCTAACAACGGCAACAATGGTCTTGATGGTGGTTCTGGAGGCGGCGGAGGCGGCGCCTCAGTCAATGGTTCAAATAGAAACGGAACAGATGCAACTCAAGCAAATTCTGGTGGATTAACTGGATATGGTAATGACGGTTCTGACACCTATGGTTCTACTGCTTACGCTGGCGGCGGTGGTGGTGGTGCCGGTGCAGCCGGTGGTGGTGGTTCAAATGGTAGTGGTGGTGCCGGTGGTGCTGGAAGAACTTGGTCAATAGACAGTGTAACCTATGCAGGCGGTGGCGGTGGTGGTGCTGAAACCGGCTCAGGCGGCGCCGGTGGTTCTGGTGGAGGCGGGCCTGGTAGTCTTGTGGCCCCAAATTCTACAGTTAAATCTGGAACTGCAAACACTGGTGGTGGTTCTGGTGGTGATGGTGGAAACTCGCCTGGCGCTGCACAAGGTGGTTCTGGTATCGTAAAACTTAGGGTTTTGACATCACGTTACAGTGGAACAACAACTGGTTCACCAACAATAACAACTAGTGGTTCATATACATTTATAACCTTTACTGGTGATGGGAGTTATACAGCATAATGGCACATTTCGCAAAATTAAATACAAGTAATAAAGTTCTTGCAGTCCATGTTGTAAATAATGATGTTGCAACAGACGAAGCTGCTGGCGTAGCATTTTTGGAAGAACTTTATGGACAAGAAAATGGTATTACTTGGAAACAAACAAGTTATAATACTTATGGTAATCAACACCATGATGGAGGAACACCTTTTAGAAAAAACTATGCCAATGTTGGAGGATTCTATGATCCAGATGCAGACGCATTTCGGCAAAATCAACCATTTGCCAGTTGGACATTAAATACTGAAACTTATCTTTGGCAGGCTCCAGTTGCACATCCTGGCGATGGAAATTATAAATGGAATGAACAAACACAATCTTGGGATTCGGTTGAGGTAGAGTGATTAAATGTCTAACCAGACTGATATTTTAGATAATGTTCTTGGTGTTACAGATGTTGTGGAAACAACGACAAGAGATGTGACGCCTCCGAAACCAGTTCTTGTTCCAGAAACAAAACTGAATGAAGAGGACATAGATAATGATTATAAATATCAGAGAGAAAACTTTTATAATCTGATAGAAAGAGGACAGGATGCAATTGATGGTATCCTAGACCTTGCAAGAGAATCAGAACATCCTAGAACCTATGAGGTTGCTGGGAACTTGATAAAACAGGTTGCAGAAGTCACAGAGAAACTTGGAGACTTACAAACTAAGATGAAGAAACTCAAAGAAGTTCCTAACTCTGCACCTAAGAATGTTACTAACGCACTCTTCGTTGGTAGCACTGCTGAATTACAAAAAATGTTAAAGGGAAAAGAATAAGATGCCATTAACTAGAATTAGACAAACGGCAATTGGTAACGATAGTATTACCACTGCAAAACTAGATGACACTTCTGGTGGTTTGACACTGCCTGGCGTAGAGTATGTAAAAGTTCCAGTGGGAACAACTGCACAAAGGCCTTCAAGTCCAGTAAATGGATATATGAGATATAACACAAATTTTGAAAGATTAGAACAATATGCAAATGGACAGTGGCAATCAATTGATACACCACCATCTATTACATCACTTTCTTATCCAAGTCCTGTTACTGCAGCTGATCCTGCTGGTGGAGAAACAATTACAGTTGCTGGTTCAAACTTTCAGTCTGGTGCAACAGTAACAGTCGGTGGAACTTCTGCAACTTCTGTTTCTGTTGTCAGTTCAACATCTATTACCTTTACCACACCAGCAAAGACTGCTGGTGACTATGATGTTACGGTAACAAACGCAAATGGTCTTGCTGCAACATTATTGAACGGTATTTCATATAATGGTTTGCCTTCCTTCACAACTGCCGCTGGTAATGTTGGTTCTATTGCAGAAGATCAGGCAATGTCAACAATTACTATTGTCGCCGCAGAACCAGATGGTGGAACACTTGCGTATTCTGTAACATCTGGTGCATTACCAACTGGTGTATCAATGAGTTCTTCTGGTGCAATTACTGGAACACCTAATGTAAATGTGACCTCAAACACAACCTATAACTTTACTGTTACTGCAACTGATGATGAGAACCAAACAAACTCTCGTGCGTTTAATCTTATTGTTGTTCGTCCTGTTTATGCAACACCGATTTCACAATCTTTGAGATTTGATGGAACAAGTTCTTACTTAATAAGAACTGAAAATACTGCCCCAACATCGACAACACAAACTACATTTTCTAGTTGGATAAAGCGTTCAGAATTAGGCCAAGAACATATTTGGACTTCCTATAACTCTAATGTTGCTGGTTATATTTACTTTGATACTAATGATAAAATTGTTGTATACTTGGATAAGTCCTCTGGTGGTTCAGATGAATTGAATGTAACAACAGACGCTAGATTTAGAGATCTGGCTGCATGGTATCATGTAGTAGTAAAATACGATGTTGGGCAAGCATCCAATTCCAATAAAGTTAAAATTTATGTAAACGGCGTCTTACAATCTGCAACATATTCTGGAACTGGTTCTGCTGTGGATGCCCACAGACTTCTATCTAGTGGAACTGTAAATCGTTTTGGGCAGTCTTTTAATGGTTCAAGTTGGTTTAGCGGTTATATATCTGACCTTTATGTAATTGATGGACAAGTAAAAGAACCTACTGATTTTGCTGCAGAATACAATGGTGTATGGACGCCTATCGCATACTCTGGAACATATGGCACAAACGGATTCCATTTACCCTTTGAACAAGAGACAGTAAGTGGTGGTTCATCAACATACTTTGATGGTTCTGGTGATCGGTTGCGTTTTGATGACGCTTCACTTTATGACATTGGGTCATCTGATGATTTTACTATAGAATGTTTCTTTAAGTCACCAGATGTTGGAGCTGATTATGGTAATATGTGGGGAAGATATGAAACTGCTGGGCCTCACCTTGCTTTTGGTTATGATTTTAGAAACGCAACTAGATTATTTTATTTTTATACTGGAAACGGGCAGTCTGTTGGTTGGGATGTAACACAAAGTTCAATTACAATGTCCTCAGCTAATTGGCATCATGTCGTATTTGATCGTTCTAGTGGAACACTTAGATGTTTCTTAGATGGGGAGAGATTAACATCTGTTGCCTCATATGGTGGTCAAGGTACTGTTGGTTCTATTTCTGGTGGTAATGTTACTAGTCAAAACTCGACTTGGAATCTTAGTAATTTTTATATTGGTGCTTATAACACTACTGGTAAACACTTTGAAGGATACATATCTAATTTTAGAATGGTAATTGGTTCTTCTGTTTATGGTTCAGATAGTAACTTTACTGTTCCTACCAGCCCACTTACAGATATTACAAATACAAAACTTCTTACTTGCACCAACTCAACTGCTGGTGATGATGTAAGTGCAAATGATAATGATGCTGCGGCCGTTGAAGGCAATACAACCACATCATCAATATCTCCATTGGGTAAAAACTTTAGTGATGATCAATCTGGTAATAATAATAACTATGGTGCAACTGCACTTGATGTTAATGATGTTGTGTCCGATTCGCCTACAACCAATTTTGCCACCTTCAACCATAATAACTTTCCAGTTATGACTTTTGCTGAAGGTGCATTGAAAATCACAACAACTACAAATAGCACAACTGTTTGGGGGACTCAATCAATTCCCAATACTGGTAAGTGGTATTTTGAGATGGAAGCAACAAACTATACCGGCGGCGGTGGTGTTTGGGCTGGATTGGGGTATGATACTCATTTGGGTGATAATGAGATTGATCAAGGTGGGATAAGACTTGGTACATATTCCGGCGGGGTT